GGATCAACGTCAGTATCTGTAACTGGATTATAAATTAACCCATCTGCAAAAAATTCAGTTTCTCCACTAAATCCAAAATCATCGCCATCTTCAATTAATGCATCATCAACCTGGGTTATTAGATAAACATCAGATCCAGAGATATGATCAGTAATTGATGTTTCAGAGAAACCACGAGAAACCCTAACTGAATTTCCAGTTATATCATCAACTCTCATAACCTCACCATTGATGAATATTCTTGAACCAACGCTAATATTGGTTGTTTGATCTAGAGAGATGAGAGTTTGTTCTTCTTCAATATTTGAAGATAGTTTTGCAACTACGTTATTTGCATATGGTTCAACAGCTGTTGCTGATACAGTGTACCGAACAGATCTTGGATAATTTCTTTCCGTATCTGTATGATAATCCACCTGAACTTTTTTGATAATTCCTGGCGTTGATGTTGGAATTGGGCCGTAAAGATATGTTTTTGCGGTAAAATTTAAAGTATATATTATAGTTCTTCTAGAATTAAAATCTCCAACATAATCATCTCTCATACCTATAGACTCTAAAACTACTGGAATATCCTTTTTTTCGCTTATTTGGGGTATTAGTATAAGAGATACATTATATGAAGGTTGAAAATAAGGTAAAATTTGTTCAACGATTTGAAGAGCATCTTCATTAGTTTTACTCATAATATTCAATTCAAAACCTATATTATAGGGAACTGGCATAAAAACTTTATTGAGTTCTTTACCAGAACTTTTATCAAGTGCTTTGAATTCCTTTGTTGCTGTTAACTTCCTAGAAGAATCATATTGCAATGATGTCATTTCAAAAGACATTCTTGGTAAAGTTATTCCAGATTTACTTTCAATATCTGCTTGTTGTTGTATCTTTGCCAAGAATTTTTGAATTGAACCATAAGCAAGAGGTACTTTTATGCTACTTACTGTTTTACTATCATTATCTCTTCTCTTTACGTCTATATCATTGAATATAGTTCCAAATGCTATAATAGTTTTTCTAATGATTTCGTTATAAAAATAAGTTCCTAACATCTGAGTTATACCTCACCAAATGGATTTTTTTCGCTAAAATCAAGAATTGCGTCTGCTTCTTGCTCAATAATATCATTATCGGCAAAAGTATTTACTTGATCAAATAATACTATATTATCTATGACAAAAATACTTCCATTACTTCCAACAATTTTTTCACCCTCAACAAATTCACCTGAAATATGAGAAACTTCCAAAACCTTAGTCACGGAATTCCAAGTTTTTACTCTTGCAGTTGATGATGAAGTTTGTCCAGTTACCGTCTCGTTCAAGACAAATCCATTATCAACTAGTAAACCTATAGTTTCCGGAGGTGAAAATGTTATAGTTGGAATACTTGGATAACCTTCTCCAGTATTTTTAAACATAACACCAACAACATTTCCATTTTCATTTAAAATTGATTCTGCAATCGGATCGTCATATTGAGAATATGGATTGGGACTGAAGGAAACAATAGGTGGGTTTATATATGGGCCACCACTATTGCCTATTGATACTGAACTTATAGATCCAATAGTAGAAATACCAACAGTAGCTATTGCTCCAGTGCCAATATCACTTATTATTGATATTGATGGTGCTAAAAGATAACCACTTCCGGGATTTGTAATCAATATCCTATCAATATAATAATAGTTTATGGAGTTTCTTGTGCTTGTAATAGCTACAGCTGTCGCGGTAGTTCCGCCAGAAACTTGTGGAGGTGATAACTTAATGGTCGGAGGAATTCTATAATCAGATCCTCTTGCTAATAAATCAATAGTTTTCACAGATCCGGTAGATGTTGTTATCGCAACAGTTCCAGTCGCAGTTGATCCTGCACCTATTAATGAAAATGTTGCAATATATCCAAGATCTTCAACCTCATCATTTATTTGCTTTATTTGAGTATCTATGACTTCATCTTCATATCTAAACAATTCACATCTCAACTCATAAACATAATTTTTTTGTAATTGGTAAAATGGGTCATCTCTTTTAACATGCTTTATTTCAAATAATCTATCTCCCAATGGAAAATAAATTAAATCGCCCTCTTTAGGTCTTGATATTAATTTGAGTTTTTCTTTTCCTGTTAATAATGGTTGAATATATGTTTCATATCTTTCTTGAGATATTGAGAGTACTAACTCATCTTTTGTTTCTATTCCAAATTTTGATAGAGTATCGCCTTGCCCCTCCCAACCATCGTAACTAACAACATAAGCTTCTAGTGGAAGAGCATCTTCAAACACAGATGCAACAACCTCTTTTATGATCGTATTTTCTCCAATAAATTTTTGAGGTAAATAATATACCTCAACACCATGCATTCTGATTGATTCGTTGATCAAATCTTGAAGTAAATTTTGTTCCCCTTTAGAACCGTTTAGAAAAAATGGATTTAACATATGAATCAACCAATCATGTCTAACGGTGGGAGCTCATATGTACTTGACATTTTTTCCATAAGAATATCTATTTCTCTCTGAGCGTCTTCGTAGATTTCTCTACCATTAAACTCAACTCCACCTGGCAATTTCATACCCTTAAATTTAAGTAAATTTTGACCCCATTGACGCTTTATTAAAGAAGTTAAATATGGTTTCAAAAAAGAATCGTTCCAAACTCTAGAATAGTCGTTTGGATCAAGAACACTATAACAATCAATAAGAATATATTGGTCTGCACTTATAGCAGACCAATCAACATCAATATAAAGTCTATCTTGTCTTTTATTAAATCTTATTTGTTTTTGTGGATTAAGTAAAAAGTCTATATCTTCCAAATATCTCTTTGTCATGCTATATGTTAATAGTTCAAGAGATCCCCAATAATAAAGATCATTCAAAAACAATTGGTATTTAATGCTAAACATTCCACTTGAAACGCTATTGGTTCCATCATATTGAAATATTTTATTGACTCCTATAATATTTGGGGGTATTGGAATATAATTTTGATTTTCTTCAAACCCAAAACTGGTCAAAGTTCCATTTATGTTTGCATTGGCAGAAGTCGTGCCAACACCAACATTTCCCCTGGCTCTATCAATATCTTCTTGGGTTACTTTATATTTGTAATATGTCTGAATTACTCCATCAAAATGCCTTTCTTGAAAAAATTGAACAGCATCATCAACTAAATCTTCTATTTGCTCATCAGCAACATTTATTTCTAAAACTGGCGCTCCCAGTTTTCTTTTACAATAGTCAATTAATTCTTGCCTTGTGGTTGGTTGCGCCATTTATTTATATAAACCCTTTCAAAATATTTATGTTTAAAATGTAGCTATAACCTCTTGTTGTTTCATGTACAGTTTAACATAACATTTAGCAAAGTCTCTTAGAATTTCAATATCCTCAATTTTATCAATGTCTCTTGATATTTTTTCATATTCAAAAAGTTTAGTAACATTTTCCAATGTAATTTTTTCCGGATCAATCTTCATTTTACTTATCCAATAAACACTTTAATAGTGATTTAATTTCGCCAAGTTCATTCTTAATTCCATCAACTTCAGTTTTTAAAGACTCCACATCATTTTTTTCTTTTAATTTTTGAGATCTTGCTTGAACATAAGAATTATAAGCAGATGTATCAGTATTTACTATACTATTGGAAGAAGAGTCTCTATACAAGTTTCTCTTCCCCTCTACGGGAATATAATTTTTCATTATGCCAACGCAATTACTCTAAAGTCACGAAGTCTGGGAACATTTGCCTGATTTGTTGATGTGAATATCACCTTTATAGCATAGGCTCTAAATTCTGGCAAATTATTTACAGTAAATTCATGATCATTAAATTCCGTATCAAAATTACTATTTGGGACAAATGTATCACTGGAACCATCATTTTTATTTGGATCAATTATTTCCTGAGAACTAGTTAGGTTTGAATAACCTGGGAATAATTCATAATCTGGGTTTGTTGGCCCATCAGATCTATAAATTTTATACAACACTCTAACATCAGTGCCTGGAGGTTTATTTGCCGCAAACATTACTTTTAAAGAAGTTGCAGGATTCTTAATAGCTATAGGTTTAGTAACATATACTCCAGCATGTGGATCGTTAAACGGAGACATAATATCTCCATTTGTAACAAAATCTTGAACAGGATTATTTATTCTATTTGTCGTTAAAATTGCATTAATCCTATTTAAATCAATTGCTGGAGATATATCCTCTTGTTGTGTATTTAAATTAATTTCTAAAGTTAAAGATCTATTTCCAGGAAGATCGTTTAAGTATTCAAGTTCATTGACACGAGATGCAATCATTCTTGGAGAAGATAAATTGTTATTTTCGTTAAGAACAATTGGTTCAAACCCGTTATCTTGGAAAGAAATTTCATCAACAACATTTGGATTTTGAACTGATCCTATACTCGTGGCGCTAATTGTCCGAATTTCAGCATTTACCGATGTATCTGCCGGAGTAAAAACTTGTACATTGGGGTGAATTGTTTCAAATTGTATGTTTTTACTGCACTTAACATTAAATCCACCATCAGTTTTACTATCTTTAAAGTATAACCGTGGTAAAGATCCGGATCCTGATCTATCTGCTAGTATTACCGTTGACCCGCTTGATTGTCCTTCCATTGCGACTTTGACGTAAAAATTATCCAAATCTCTTGCATCTTTACTTGGAATATCAATTTGAGAAAATCTAAACGTATTGTTTAATCTGACTAAAGAAACTCCATTTAATTCATATTTGTAAACTTTATCGTTAACTCTATGAGAAGTTGGAACAGTATTAAATTGTCCCCTAACAACTCCTGATAGTCCAGTACCACTATTATTGAATCCAGTATACTTAATAATTTCTTCCCCTATTTGAATATAACCCGGGTTCGTTGAATCTACAGAAATATTTTCATAGACAGTTAAGTCATTTAAAAGTGAAGTGTTTCCAACAGAAGTTAAAATTATATCAGTTGAAGTATTACTAATATCTTGAAGTAAATCAATTGCCTTTATATCTGGCCTCAGATTTGCAATTTGAACGATATTATTATTTGAATGCATACCATGTCCATAATATTTAATATTCATGTGAAGTCCATCTCTAACATTGCTCGGAAAAATATCTGAAGTATTATTAGTTTGAGTGACGAATGTTACTGCAATTCCAGAAGAATTAACGTATGCAATTTCTTTATTTGAGTCAAATGTTCCCTGCACATTATCAACAAATAAAACATTCCTTCCAGATTCTAAAAGGCCTACAGATAAGATTGGAGTTTCATTTCCAATTTGTGCAAATGAGGTTGATGCAATTGAAAGCCTTTGACCCAATTGATATCCATTACCACCAGAAATAACTGTAACGCCAGCAGAAACTATTGTTCCATCTTTAACAAAAATCTGACATCTTGCATTTTGACCAGTTTCTGAAGTTACGTATACATTATCATAAACATAACCATCTCCAGAAAATGGAGTGATACCAATTCCAACATCGTTTACTATAATTCCTTGATCATTTTCTTTAATAGTTCCACCCAATCCAACAAGTCTACCATAAAATGTATTATTATCTTGAGTTATTCCAATACCTATTGGTATAGATGAAATAACGCTATCTGATATTCCAGTAGTAACACCAATTTTCAGTTGTCTGGAATTCATTGTTACTGGATTTGGTCTCAAATTTCTTATTAAAGAATTTGATTCGCTCAATATTGGACTATAGAATCTAACAGTTCCTGTTTGAGTGCTGAATTTTGCTTTATGAATTACATATTTCAAATCTTCGTATTGGTTTGCAGTCCAAGTTGATCCGTTTTGAGATTTGAATAGAACACCTGCGGATGGTTGTTGCGAAACAATTATTTGAGCACTCTCATCATTGTTTACTGTAGTTACATCAATTTCGCCCATTCTAGCAATAAACACATTATATTCATCAGAGTTGGCCAATAATGTGATTCCATACTCTTGGTTTGCTGGAAGATAAACAGGAGATGGAAATGTGAATTTTGTAGGAATAGATCCATCCTCAGAAACAAATACATCCTTTGGATCTAAAGATATTTCACCAAATGCTGGTATTTTTTGAGTTGGATTTCCGGCAACTAAACTTCTAATTTGGCAAGTGATTGGAATAGATGCCGATTTTGTTCTGAAAAATACATCTATACTAGTAACATAAATCCCACTTCCATTGCCAGTTACAAATGATTGACAAAGTGGATCTACCCATTTTACTTCTTGTTCTTGAACAGTATTTTCAGTAACTCTAAATTCTTCTCTGCGCTCAGTTTCTACCTTTGTATCATTGTGATCTTTTTTCTCAATCCTAGCATTTCTAATACTTACGATATCTTCTTGAAGATTATCTAACTGCCCAGAAGCAAACCAAGATGCTTCAGCAGAAGAATTTGTTTGCCCACCTACTGTAGAATTAGTGACACTATCAGTTAATTTAAAAGTTTTTGTGCCTGTTTCAAATTTTGGATTTGTGGGAATTCTAGTATCTGGAATAAATAAGCATCCTCTCAATGATCCTGAAGCATCTGTTACTAAGCGAACATTAGTGATCCTTGCTTCAGCACCACTCGTTTGTCCGACTAGTCTTTGATTTTGTGCAATCCACCCCAAACCAACAGACGTAATGTCTGCAAGCGAATATGTATCAACATTAAGTAAAGAAGATGATGTAGAATATGTTTGTTCAATTGCTGAACTTGGATTGTATGGATTATTTGTATATACTTCTGTCGGATTATTATATGGGCCATACTTATGATCCGGATTAGCAAGTCTAAACAGAATTCTGGGATTTACTCCATTGCCAGAAGCTAGAGGATCATCCTCAGGCATAATACCAATAACCCTTTCTCCAGATTGAAATACACCGCTTATCATTTCTATTTCAATTAATTTAGGGATAACAAATGATGACATATTAACACCATCAAGGAATGGGTATAAACCAGTACTTGGTTTTAAGCGTTTTGCAGTAAATTCAATATTTCTCACTCTTAAATAAGGAATAACCTCCCTACTTACAACTTTTGTGCCTAAACTTTGTCTGTCAATGCTTTCAGACACTTTAAAGGAAACTCCACTTCTATTAAATGGTCTATTAACAGTTACTTCCGTTGCTTGACCACTTGTTGTTGTTCTATTGAGAGTGCGAGTAATTTCTTGCCATCCAGCACCCGACTCTTCGGTAGCAAAAAATCCAACTTGCACATTACCACTAACAAAACCAGTGCTTACCGTTAGTCCACCTTGTGATCCAAATTCATTTAAATTTTCAACAATTCTATTTGCAGCTTCAATATCTCCAGCTTTTAAAGCAGCACCAACACCATTTGATGTAATGTGAGTTCTCGTATCATCAAACCTACCAAATTCCCAGTTAGTGCTGGGAGTAACTTTTTCGTCTAATATTATTGCACCCCCAAGAGGTCTTCTATCTTCTGTTCTACCTGCAAAATTTTCTTCCCACGAATTCCACTGTATTGCACTCCAACCATCAGCCTCTGGTGGATATAAATCCATGAAAGCTTGATGAGATCCCTCAAATGATATATTATTTACTGTGGGTTTGCTAGTTTCAATCCATATATCAGATGCTGGATATAATTCAACGCTTCCTGACCAATTAACAATATTAAACGGATTTACATTTTCAGTTCTAGTTGCAAATAGTTGAGAATTAAATTCAACCTCAGTGTAATTGAGTGTTAATAGATCTCCAGTTTTTTTGACGTTAGGATTTCCCAAATCAGTAACAAAGGCTAAATCTTGAGTTTCATCTGAAATAGATGCAACACCTGGAATGGCACTGGAACCCAATTGCAAATCAATTGCTGGAGTGTGATGTAGTGGTCTTGCTTCGCCAGCAACAGTATCAATGGAACATCCCCAATTTGGGTCTGCAGAATTAATTAATGATAAAGATTTAAAGTTATCAACAAAAAATCCAGATTTAAACCTATCAAGACCTGTTGATGGGTCTTTAATAGTCATGGTATTTGTATCGCTTTCAAGCAAAGATAAAGAAGTATAAAATTCTACATTTGAAATTCTATCTTCAAGTTTAGATATATCTTTCATCGTATAACGCTTACTTTCAGTTCTTGTGAACTTAACAGTTTTTGCATTGTATACGTATGGTGGAAGATATACAGTGCCTATTTCAAGAGCAGAATCGTCATTTGTTGGTGGTTTTGGGACAATATCTGGTGTTCCTTCAGAAACAAAAAACTTACCATCTCTATTCAAATAAATCTTATCAATTCTGCCAACATAGAAACTGTATGCGATTTCTACGGAAGTGTTTGGTGACAATAAGAACTCGGAATTATCTGATGTTTCCGAAAAATCTTTTCCATCAAATTCAAATGGTGATCTTGAACTTAAAAGTGAGTAATCTTTAACCCTAGGTCTTATATCAATACCATCACTGTTGCGAATATACCCATCTCTATACGGAATTAAAGGTATTGATTGATAATTATCTGCAGGGTAACTATTAATTGTAAAGAAATCTCCATTATCGCCAGTGGGAACTGAATAACTTTGGAATACAATTCTCAATGATTTCTTTGGTTCGTTATCTTTTCCAGGCCTTAAAATACGAGAATAATCATAATACTCATCTCTTATACCATTATCAAAATAATAATCTGAAATTATATTTTTATCACCCAAAGATGCTTTAGTGCATCTTGCAGTAATACCCGAAGATAGAGATACAAGTTGCTCACCCGCAGTAAATAGAGTTTCATTGAGATATTGTATTTCTATTTTATCAACGTCAATTTTAGATACAATTATAGCCTTTGCTGATGTTGTAAATGACCTAATAGTTTCCCCAACAACGAATTCAGAATTCGTTGTTGATGAACTAGTAATTTCCGAAAGAGTTAAAGTTGGTAATACTGGACTTTCAATATTTGAGGATTCATAAACACCATAAATTTTAAATACATCACAAGTATTCAATGATATGACATCATCCTCAACTCTTGTTCCATAAACTGGAGAATATATCAATCCATTATTTAATGTGGTTGTTCCTATTCCGGATTGAGTATATTTTGATCTAGATACTATTAATTGTTGTACTTGAGAGAATGACTTGTTTTTAGACTGGATTACTTTCTTATCTAACGAACATGTCAAAATTGAATTTGCAGTTCCACCGCCAGAAACTAATAAATCTATGTCCTTAACATATAAAACTTTACCCAGTATTAATATATTACCAGAACGCAATGGAATTACAACACCATTACTATTAACTAAACGATAATTATTTACAGAAAAAGATTTCCAAAATACATTTGGTTGATCCTGAAAATCTGGATGAGAATTCAAATCAATAGAAAATTGACCTGTTGAAGCATCAATTCCAGTAAATTGATACGTAATTTCAATATCCCCAAGAGATAAATCAACTGAAGAAATATTTGAGTGCCTTAATCTGTTGAAGAAAGATCCAAAATTTTTTGTTTCAAAAGAAGGCCTTATAACAAATAAATTTGAAGTTTCTAATGGATTTAATGTTACTGAACCAGTACAAATTCCAGAGACTGTAGTAATACCCGTTATTAATAATTCTCTGGATGAGGAGTTTATTTGAGAAACTCTATTAAAGGTTAATACACCTTCTCCAGGTTTTGAATATGCAATTATATCATCAACTCTAACTACATTATTGAAACTTGCATTTGAGGCAGTTATTACCCCTACAGTTGTTGATCCACTTTCTTCACCAGTGATTGAAAAATCAGATCCGGTTGAAGTCAAATTAAAAGCAGAATCAAGAACTGTATCTGCATTGAAAGAAGTCTGCAGACCTAGTAAATTAGAATTTTGAAAAACAGATTTTGTATCAGAAATACCATAATCATATGTTGATGTTACAACATAATTTTGTTTAATTCCATTAATAATTAAATTTTCATTTTTTATAAATTTTCCAGTTGTATTTGTTAGCGTTAAAACAGTTTCGCCCGCATTTACATTATATTTTAAATATCCAGTAGCATTACTTGATGCTCCCTTTATATAAGCAGGAATGGAAAGCCCTGAAGATCCAAGTGTATTTACGCCAACAGAAGCAAATGTTTGCACATCGTAAACATACAAATTAAATTCACTTGTATTGTCTTGATATTCATTATCTGAAATCAAAGTATAGACTCTTGCCGTGCCAATAGTGGTAATTCCACTTTGATTATATCCCGAAGTTAAATCTCTTCTTCTATTTCTAAGGTCAACAGTTGTTAAACTTTCATATCCTATTTTTGGCCAACCGAATATGTTATTGACTTTTATTACAGTGCCATTATCAATATAAACAGAATTTGTTGGTATTCCTACGGTAGTTCTTGGTTTTTTAACATCAATAAACTCTGGCGCAATAGTTTCAATATCATATCCTCTAACATATGCCTTCCCAGGCATAATTTGGTACGTTAGTAAATCGTCAGATGGGACATTGCCATTTGGTGTTGTTTGACTTGGGTAAAATAGTCCCTCATTTCCAGTTAGATTATTTAAAGTTTCTTTCGGAAAAACCTCAAAAGGCTTAATAGTATAGTCTCCAGACTCATCATAAGTTCTTCTTGCCAATTCATTCCTTATTAAATTATATTGAGATCTATCTACGAATTTTTCAATAATTCCATTATTTAATCTAACCAATTCAATAAAATTTTGATCGTTAAAATCATCTACATTTTTTTTAAATAAGACTAAAGATATTTTAAGCCTGTCTGCTCCCGGAGCAGAATAGTTTGAAAATCCCTGAGAGTTATCATTGAGAGAATTGTCATCCAATGCAGTGACAATACTTTCATCAATAATTAAACCAACTCTTGCAGACGGTTTATTATCATATTGTCCGACTAAAATAGTTTGTTTTTTTACACCTACAAAAAATCCTCTTGTATAATATACACCATCATTTATTGTAACTGCCGAACCCTTGAAAGATGCATCTGATGCAACAGTATTTGCGAAAGTAGTTCCAGCCTTTATGAGACTTGATCCATAGATAATATTAGAGGAAGTAATTAAAGGTTCGCCATTAAAAAAGAATTGCTGTCCAGTTGTTGGATTTGAACTCAAATACTTTATATAGAGAGTATTTACTCCTTGTTCTGATCTTGTAGAATCTAATACCTTTACTACCTTCGCAACAACTCCAGAAGTTGCTCCAGTGATCTCAACGTCAACTAACTTTTCAAGGTAAGATGTAACAGGAACACCAAAAAATGTTGAGTCAATTTTGACACCATAATATTCAGAGTCAACCCCAATTGAACCAGGAATAACCATGGATCCTTCTTTGAAAAAATGAGATCCAAATTTTTCAACCTGATTTTGTAAAATTGACTGGAGAGTAGTTAATTCTCTTGCTTGGACAGGAAACCCAGGTTTAAAAAGTACTTTGTGAAAGTCTTTTGACTCATTATAGTCGTCAAAATATGGAGAAACATTGAGATTAGTTTGTTGAGGCATATCTTTAGAACTCTATAATAATTTTAACGTCTTCTTTTTGATTTTGAGACCTAGGTATTGAATCCCTATTGTCAACATATACAATATCCCCAGAATTTGGTTCAATTTCTGGTGCTGCAACCCCATTGATAAAATTCTGGCCAAGTTTATATGTTCTATTATTTATTACTATAGTATTGCCATTAAATGTCGTATCAATTGATAACCCAAGAGGTGCTGGATTATCTGGTTGGCCTATTAATACACTAACACCAAGACCAACGCTTCCATTAAAATTGAATTTTTTGTATCCATATCTTGGTCTTATTCCATATGCAGGAGACAATGGACCACCTTTTGGTTGAGATAAATTCAAACTCCTATCTTGCCATATTTTAAGAACTTGTGTTACGTTATCATAACTCGCAACTCTTCCCACAGCAGTAGATCCAATACCTATGGTTTGTATTACAAGTTCATCATCAATAAATGAAGCTGTGGATGCACCAACTCCTGTTAGTTTTATCGCGTACAAAGCAGATCCTGTTGATTCGGTAAAATTTGACGAACTTCCATATATCTTAGGTTCTTTTACTAAACCCAATCTAGCAAAACTGTTTGAAGATATTAAATCTGGATTTTCTGTATATAAATTTTCAAATCTTGTATAGATTAAAACTCTTGTCGCCCCCAGTTCCCTGTAAATATCTTTACCGTGGCCACCTTTAGGTGGAATTACAACATCAAATTCAGCTAAAGTAGTAGTTCCTATTCCAGTATGTGGAATAAATGGCGAAATATCAACAGTACCGAATGTATAACCCTCTCCTCTATTTGTCACAATAGCATTTGTAATTTTGCCATCAGCTGCAACAGAAATTGAAACTCTTCCCCCATCACCATCTCCCAAAATTGGGATATTATTATATGTGTTTGCAGAACCATATCCAAACCCTGCATTTTTAATGGTAACTATTTCAATTCCTCCATTTACAGAAAAATCTCTAACTTCTCTTACATCTGGATTTGTGCTCCAATTTGGTGGGACTGGAATATAATCAGTTGAATCAAATTTTATAACATCAATAGGATTAATTCTATATAAAAATTTCCATATGTATCTATCACTTCCATCTCCGGCAATCTGTGGTGTTGGTGTTGTATGTGTTGGTTCATTTAAAGATGGTCTTCCATTTGGATTTTCTGGATCTGTACCATTTTGTAGACATATATACACATTATAATCTTTATTGATTACATAATACCTTGTATCATATAATCTTGTTGATCTTGTAAATGGAGATCTATTGTTTCTATTATAATCATGTCTATACATTTCATAACTTTGACCAGAAATCCATTGGTATTTTGGTATTATTTGTCTAACATCAGATGGATTTATCTTTGACAAAGAAATCATAGTATTTGCATACGAATATTCTTGATCAAAATCATCAATTGGGTCAGGAATTGATAAAGACCAATTCGTATCATACTCATCAGTATAAGGCATCCCCAGAAATGCGTAATGAGTATTGATTGTTGATCCAATTGAAGCAACAAAATTTGATGCCCTATTTACTCTAAATTGATCAGTTAAAATTGCCGACATTTTTAAAACGTTTTCTTTATTTATCTTTAAATATCAATTTTATATGGAAGAACTCTAGATATAATCGGAGATGTTGATAGTCCAGAAAGTCCTTGATTTAAATATGATTCAAAACTTTTTGCGTTTAAAACTCTAGAACCCTGGATTCTACCCCAACTATAACTACCAAAATAATGTCCATCTGTTGGAATTCCTACTGATGGGTGAGATGATATACCACTAATATCTAAAACATTACAAAATACGTTTACATTAATCCCATCATCAACCAATTGATCAACTTTATATATATTGTCAATAAACGATGTTCCAGACCCAATTATATGCTGCTCAGAGTCAATAATTTCAATAGATGTTAATCCAGATCCAACATTGGAATTATAAACAATAAAATAAACCCCAGACTCAATTCCTGAAGATATAGTGCCAAGATTTCCAAGATCTTTTAAAGTAAAATAAACCATTGGAGTAGTTGTATTAATTCCAACAGAACTTGTTCCAACCCCAATAATGTTGCCATGTCCTCCAGAGACAGCAATATCTTCAATATAATCAACACTATAATTTTCTTCTTTTGAAACTATTTTAATAGTATTTTCTGATCTAGAATCATAATTAAAATATTCACTAAGAGCATCTACATATAAAATAGTATCGGATTGATTTATTGATTTTATTAATGTTGATGTTGGTCTTATGTTAGGTTCTAAAATTAATCTCTTTTTAGAATCATATTCTCCAGAAGAATAATTATAATAATCCTTTCTCTGGCGAATTAAATGGACGGGTCTTGTCAAAGATTCGTCTTTTGATTGCCCTAAACCACAATAAATGTTTGTTCTAACTGAATTTGAAGAGTTGATACCAACTATAGTCCTAGATTCTTCTTTCTCTTGGAATAGTTCAGTTCTTGGAGAATATAACTGCAAATTATCTCCAATTTCAATTGGAGGGTCAATATCACTAAAAATAGTATCTCCAACATCACCCCTAAAGAAGAAAATCAAACAAGAATAAGCAGATTTTGGTGCCTCCGTGAATGTGATAGTAGTTCCTCCATTAAAAATATAATCTTTGTTTGGTTGTTGCAAAATTCCATCCAACAAGACAAGTAAATTAGCTCCAAGATCAATAGCGCCATAACTACCCTTTTCAATACTCAAAGGTTCAACTCCAACATCACCTTGTCTTTCTAATATAAACGACCTCCTAACACCATTAAATTGTGGTGAAATATCAACCAACAACTCCAAGTTACCAACATTCCATGCAGCAAATTTATCATTCCAGATATTAGTTACTACTATTTGGAATGGCGCAAAGAACGATGAATTTTGACTCGTTGGTATGCCAATCGGAGTTAAAACATCACCTATTTTGTAACTATATCCGTTATTTGTTATATCAAAATCAATAACACTAGAACCTTGACCAACAATGACAGTTATTGATGCTCCTATCCCAGTTAAACTTCCAGTCAAAGGTAGATTGACATATCCTTGAGGTGAATCAAATTTAGCAATTGGTGGATTTTCTGGAGTATAATTACTCCCACCAGAAGTTATAACAACTGAGGTTATAATTCCAGCATTTACGACACCATAACCAGATGCTCCAGATCCCCCATTTTCTGGATCATCAAAGGAAATATTTACAAATTGCTCAGTATATCCGGATCCTGGGAAAGTATAGTCAGTATATCCAGCACCTGGAGCATAATAAGATGTTCCTATATTTACTCCTATTACAGTTCCCGCAACACTTACTGTTGCAATTCCAGAGGCTCTAATTTGTGGTTGATATCCAAATCCCTGAGAAGATCCAACCGAAATTATAATTCCACCCCTAGGTATATCATTTTTATTAACATCCGTTTCACTAATAATTTCATTTCCACTAAAAGCATCTTGCCTACCGTTAAAAACTATTTCAGCTCCAGAATTATCATCAATTACATAATCAACGCCCGGTTTTTGAAATATATTATTAATTAAAACTACACTATTAGTGTCAGTCAATCCAGTTCCAACCTGAAGATTTCCTTCGGACAATAATTTAAAAGTCTTTCCAATTCCAGTAAATGAATATGACACATCATCAAAAATAACATTAGTAGTGTATGCAGATTTTTGGAAAAATCTTCCTTGGAATGAAGAACTAGATCTAATATTAGACTTTGCAAGAAAATCAGATCCGACAGTATTTGAACCGTATGGCGCATCCTTAAAGTAAATGACATCTTTAACTATATTATAGTCACCCTTATACAATCTAACTGTTCTCCCAAAACTATGAGAATCATTAAATTGCAAATTAGTCCCCATCCACGCCCTTCTGACAATAACATCATTTAAGTTGGGGAAATTGGTTCCAACAACATACATATATTCATCATCAATTTTAATAATATCTCCATTTGTGATGGATGTTATACCGCTCAAATTAAATGTAGTTGTAGCGCCTCCAATGTTCTCACTTAGGTTATATGTTATATTAGTTCTTGTTAGAGGTTGTTGTATGATATTATCAATTTGTATTATGCATTTCTTATTTGGTTCTAATGCGTCAAATGTTTGATTTTCTGAAATTGGATCCGGATTGTCATAGAAATCCGTAATAGTTATTGGAATTCCAGAAAATGCATCTTCCCTACTTGTTGAGAGTTGAATAGTATTCTCATTGATTTTTATTGCAAAAACAGTATCCGGTAATTTATCAGTAGTACCAATTCCAGTTATAGATGTTGGCAAAATTGAAATTCGTTCAGTTGATATGCCAAGATAATCATACTTTAATTCTTCACCGGTGACAAAGAAATGGTCATCGGCACTACCATCTTCCTTAAAGAATTGAATAGTTGATGATGTGGTTCCAATACCAGATACGTTAATTTTTTTAGAAAATATACTATCTGTATTATGTTTCAAATTAAAAGAATATCTGTACCTATTAATTCTATCTTCATACACATAATCACCAACTAAAATATCAGTGTTTCCAAAACTTGTATATCCAATACCATTATTAATTTCAAATTCCTCAGATATAACCTTTACAGTTACCTCAGTATTTAATGGTTGATTATAAATTAATCTAAAATCATCATCAACAATTATTACATCAAAATCTCCCAGATTTTCCTGATCAAGATCAAGATCATATTG